CCAGGTTGGAGTCGTTTTTTCCAAAGTCGAAGGATATCATCTCTGTTTCCTTTTCTATATTTGGAGTTAGGTGTTTTATCCTTTAATTTGAAGGGGTAATCCATCCGTAGCCCTTCATTTCTGCCCGGTCACCGCATCAACGCCGTCGCTGACTCCGTCCGCGTAGCCTTGCATTTCCGCCTGGTCGACCTTGCCCTGCATGTCGGCAAGCATCTGGTCGGATTCACGCATTGCCTTGATGTTGTCGTTCTCTGCTTGCTGAATCACCTTTGCAGCGTCGAGCTGGAGCTTGCCGGCATCCACCGCGCCAGCCTGTTGCAACTTGGCTGTCTCAAGCGCCATGCGGTTCTGTTCCTTCATTTCTTCAATGTTCCACTTGAGGATGCGTTCCTCACGGCCTTCCATGAGTGAAAGCTGTGCGGCGTCGAGCTGTTTCTGAAGTTCGGCGTTCTGTGCACCCACCTGGTCAAGCTGCATCATTGCCATATCCAAGGTCTGCTTCATCTGTTCCATCTGGTGGAGCGCGACCGGGTCTGCCTGTTGTTCCTCTGCGATATAGCGGATGTTCGGAGGCAAGTTGGCAATGAGGTTCTTGGTCATGTTCTCGCCGACGTCATCTTCAAGGGTCTTGGCAAACCATACAGCGAGCACCGGCTTCATTTCGTCAGGGCAGATCGTGGCGAGGGCGGCCAATTCCTGTCTTGCTTTCATCTGCCTTGTGATCACGGATGGACCGTTTTCAAGTGTGAACGGGAAGTCCTGACCTCCACTGAGAAGCTCGATGAAAATCTTGGAAATGACCTGGCACGACGTGAAGGCATGGTTGAAGTACTGTGCCGTATTGCTTTCCTTGCTGGTCTGCTGGCGCATGATCTCGGTAGCAGTCTTTTCCGGCGTGGTGTCCGGAATACCGGTGAGAGGCACACCGACCACGTCTTCCATCAGTGTGCGGACAGTGGAAATGACGTTCTGTAGGTCACCTGTCTGGAATTGCTCGACCAGCGGTTTCGGCTCGATCTCGCCCTTCCAGTACACAGCCATGGCATCTTCCTTGTCGCACGCCTGGACCTGTTTTTCAAGGCCGTCGAACGCGCCGACATGGGAAAGGTAGGATGCCTTGACGGAACGGCCACAACGCTCGATCAAGGTCGAGTATGCCTGGTTGGCACCGAGTTCAAGATCTAAAGTCTGGTTCACAATACCGTCATAGTTGACCTGTTCATGCTCGTAGATTTCGTTGCCCACGAAGCGGATGATAGGGATGTACTTGATGGGAAGGACTGCGTCCTGGACGACCTTATCGCCCACGATCTTGTAGAAGTGGACACCGTCATTTTCCTTGACATAATAGGACACGACGGCAAGCTGGTCGGCAGGGCAACCCCACTGGGTCATCTGTCCGAAGTTGATTACCGTGGACTGTTCCGGGTAGTTGAACGGGGCAACGGAATCGCCGTATAGTCTGCGAGCCTTTTTCAGGCCGATGTAGTTCACGATTGCGCCTTCCTCCGCGTCTGCACCGGAAACCGTCGTGATGCTCGGGTCCAGCGCTACCGACTGGAGATGCTTTACCGACTCAAGGACGACCTTCGGTTCGCCTGTAAACTCGTCGACATCGGTAGAAACGACCACGAAGCCATAGCCCGTGAGCACGCATTTGCGGAAGGCGTCGATAAGGGCGTTCTTGACATCGTTCTCTGCCTCAAGGGAGTCGATTGCTTCCTGTAGACGCTTGAACTCGCCTTCCTTGCTCTTGAGTTCCGTATGCCACGGAGAAGAACTGAGAGGGCTTGCAATCGCGTTGCAGAGCACGTTCCAGTTGTTCAGCGACAGATAGATACGGCGTCTTCCCGTTCGGAACTTCTTCATGTCGTCGTCCCAGAAACCGCCGGAATAGCGGTTCAGGTCCTTGGTGGCACGCAACAGCGTCTTGGAATACCGTGCGCTGGACTTTGTAAGGAAGTCGTTGCACTGGTGGATGATCTCGAGTGAATTTTCTATTGCCATTTTGTTAAATTTCTCCACTTTTGCTATATTTCACACATCCACACGTATACGTGTGTGAGTGTATTGAAACTGGCTCTAAATTACTTCTGTTCGTGCCGATCCATACATTCGTACTCGATTCCCATGTACACGTGGTAGTCCGTGAATGTCGGCGATTCAGAACCGCCGAACGAACGGCTTCCCTTCATGATGACCGGGGATACGCCTGTGTAGGAAAGGTTTTCCTGTTCAGCAGTCGGGTCGTCAAACCACGGACGGATGCAGAACGTGTTTCCAGACACGAAGTAACCGCCGAGACCGGCCTCGACCGGGACGTTCATCGAGTACTCGTAATCGCTTCCGCTGTTCAAAAGCGTGGAGCCGATGTCTGTCAGCTTGGCGTTGATGCGGAAACGGTCGATACCGAGTCGGAACATCTCGACAGTGTCGAAATGGTGTTGCATGTCGTAGTGCGGTATCATCTTGCCGAACCAGCAGTACTCACCGCTGGAAGCAGTGTTGCCAAGAGTCGTCTGGATGAGCGTGTACGGGTCGGTAAGCCACTGGGCAGCCCAGCTCACGTGATGGATTGTGAACTCGTGGATTTCACGCTTGGTCCGGTACGGCAGGAATCCGCCAGTGTTCCCGGCGTAGACATAGTCGTGGTGGGAATCGGTCGGGTCAAGGTTGGTACGGTCGAGAACGATAGGCGAGTGCACCGTGGAAGTGTTGTTCGCCCATACGCCACGAACGGTCGTGTTCGCAACAGCCGGCTGCAACGTGTAGTAAGCCTTGAGCGTATTGTGCACCATCTCGACCTGTGCAATCTGGTTCACCGTGTAGTGAAGCACGTTGGACGCGATGGTCGAATGGCGTGCGGTGTACATGCCACGCAAGGTCATCGGAATAGCCACGTTGCAACTGTCGAGCGCGATGTCGCCGTTCACAAGGATTCCATTTCCGGTGAAGGATGTCGTTGTCGAGCCGAGAGCCACAAGGTAAGTAAGCTGGTTCACGAAATCCAAAGTGGAGTTGCGTGAAATAACCGACGGCTGCATGCCGGTACCTATTTCTCCGGTGTTGTTCATGGTGAGCACGAGTTCCGAATCTTCAACCGTCAACGCATAGTTTCCAAGAGCATTGACGGTGATGGAACCACGGCAGGACTCCAGACCGAGTGAAACGGTGGCGTCGTGGACAAATCCGTCAAACAACGCATTCTTGATGAAGATTCCGTCAAGTGCCAGGTCGCAGTGCGAATCGAGTGTCTGCATGCACACGTCGACGACCGGGTCGTGCTGCTGGGAACGGAGAGTGCACCACAGGTCCATGCGGTCTGTGAAATCCAGAGGCTGGATTGTGCACTGGTCATCGATTACCGGAGCCAATGACTCGCTGGTAAACATGGACGCACGCAGTACGCAGTCGCTGAAACTGTTGTTGGCAAGGTGTCCGTCGGATACGATGTCGCAGTGGTCGAAGCTTTTTCCGGCAGTGTCGACAGTGACATAGACAGTCGCGTCGCGGAAGCTTGCCATCTGGCAAGTGTCGTCGAGATAGACCGTCTGGTAGGTGATGGCGTCCTCGAAATTCCAGCTGGCCTTGATGACCGAGCATGAAACCTTGGTGAGACCGTTCTGGAATCTCGGGTCGCCTTCCCACTCGCCGTAGAAGCGGGCATGTTGCTTGTCGACAAAGACAGTGCCACGCGAGACCACGATAGGGTTGCGTGAAGAAACAGTTAGGAAGTTGTAGATAAAGTAGGGCTTGCTTACCGAGCCGTTGAACATCGGCTTCAGGCCCTTGGCGTTGCAGTATTCCACGAGCTGGGTGATTCCTGTCGTGGGGTCGACAAATTCCCCGGCGGACTCCTGCGGGAACACGCCGAAGTGGCGGGAATCGCAGACAAGTTCCGGCTGGACGAGAATCCATCTGCCGGACTGGTAGTGGTCGGACTTGATGACCGAACCGTTGTCGTCGGCGACAGTCGCATCGCCATGCCATATGTACCAGACAACACTTTTATCACCGGCTTCGTAGTAGCCGTGGAGCGCGATTACCTTCACGCCGTCAGTGTTCGGAACTTCCGCCACGTCGAGCGAGCGGAGCTCTGCCATAGTCATTACAGCCGGAGCCGAGCTGGTGTTGACCACGGTCTCGGCGTCCATCGCGGATTCCACCGTGTACTGCAATGCCCACATGGACTGGTCGGTCGTGTCGATTGAGTTTTCCTCGATTTCGCCGAATCTGCCTTCGCCGATGTACTTGTACACATAGGCGACAACGTCGGAGTCGACAAACACCTGTTCATCTGTGCGTCCGAGCAAGTCGGTGAGCTGCGGGTTTGCCAGCGGAACGCGGTTGCGGTCGTAGATGTTGGCCTTTGTGTTGCCGCCCTTCACCATGAACTCGAGGCAGCCCTGCAACGGGTTTCCGTCGATGGTGTAGTAGCGGTCGTGGTTATCAAAATTTCGAAATGCCATTATTCAATCCCCTGTTCCTTGCGCCACTTTTCCTGGAGTTTTCTCAATCCCTGAACGTCCACACCCGGCAAGATGTTTATCAGCCTGGAGGCGTCCTTGTCTGTGCCGAGCTTGTTCACGGCAAAGTCCTTTAATGGGGACAGCGCCGTCTTCAGAAGCTTGTTTCCGACAAGCTGTTGCTTCAGTTCCGCCAGTTCATTCTGACGTACCTGTTTCGAACTCAGTAGGTTACGCAACGCTTCAGTTGCGCTATGCGGTTCCGTGATAAGAGATTCCAGAACCGGGTGGTTTCTCAGAGCTTCACGGACAATGTAATCGCCTCCCGGAACTTCTGCCACGAACGTACCCAAATTGTCATCAGGCTTCGGAGTCGGTTTGCCAATGAAGTTTCCGGACACCTTGCTTTCCAAGAAATGTTCCGGTGTGTTCTGGTTAAGGATTGCCGTCTGCAAGTCATTTTGCCACAACGGTTCCTTACCGATTCCTTCTGCGACTACCGGCATATTGGGTTCGTTCAGTCTGGCGTTTGTCTGGATAACATTTTGTCTGTAAGGTTCCAGTTCACCAGCCTTTTTCATGCGCCCGAATTCGGCTACGATAAGGTCGTCCATAAGCTGGTTCTGCTCTGCTTCTGTGCCGCGAACCTTGCCCTTTACTGCCTTTTGAGCACGCTTGGTAGCCGTGGAAACCAGACTGTTAGCTATTTCTGCGTCTGTCTGCTTACCTTCCAATGCCTTCCTTAGCCAGTCTAGAGCCTTTGCGTCAGCACGGACTGAACCTTCAGCCGGTCCGAGCAGTCTTGAGCCGATTGCGGCAATACCCTTGTTCACGCCGAGGTTGGTGGCCAGTCCGAGGCCCGCATCTATCAACGCATCCCCCACGCCGGAATACTGTTTTCCGCCAGTGACCGCGTCAGCCGCAGTTACCGCCGACGGTGCAACCGCGTTCGAGGCTAATGCACCTAAAGCCCTAGCCCCAAATTTTCCACCAAGTCGGGCAGCGATAGCCTTGCCGATGCCAGATACCGGTGTAGCATACATCGCCCCAGAGAACGCATCCATGCCCTGTTCTGCTACGGTCGGGTCGCGTCCTTCAAGGAACGCCTTCTTCTGACGTGGCTGGAAAATGCCCATCAATGCAGACTTTAACCATTCAGTCGGTATTGCATTACCCTTTTCGTCGTAGCCTTCAAGGATGTTCTTGCGGTCTTGTGCAATCTGGCTTGCAGTGCTGTCCAGTAACGCTTGTGTAAGCTGGTTCTTTGTGTCGTTCCAAGAGCCCTCACCGTAAGCGTCTTCAATCAAGTCTTTCCAGATTTGCTTGTCAGTGCCGGTAGACTCTCCGAAATACTTCTTGAGCATTTCGTCACCCGGTTTCGTCTTGAGCGAGTCGACTCCGGAAATCTTCGCGGCTGAGGCGTAGTCGTTCAGTGTCGGCTTGCCCTTGTAAACGGCCAGCTTGGACATCTTGGACACATCTTCCGGATAGAGCTGTCCGTTCATTCGGAGAGCCCTTGCCATTTCCGCTATCGTCTTTTTTGGCTCGTTCGGATAGTACGTCCAAGCACCGCGATTCTTGTTCAGCCAGTTCGCGTATTCATTGCCGAACGTCTTGTATACAAGCTTGCTGAAATCGTTCTCGTATTCCATGCATCCTCCGGCTTACTTGGTAAAGTCCACACTTGCACGCTTGCGTGCCACGCCTCTACGCTTGTTCGCATTTTCAAGTGCTGTTTCCAGCGTCGCCTTCTTGTAGGGGTTGTGCATCCGCTCAACAAGTTCCTTTGCCTTTTGCTTGTTTCCCTTCAGGCCGATATTCTTGAGCGTGTCGTTGAACTGCTTCTCAGTCTCCGCGTCTTCGGCATCGTTTTCCTTGTTGATCTTGTCGTTGATGGACTTGAGAATCTGTTCAGCTTCCTTGGCAGACGGGTCATCCGCGTAGTTCTGGATATGCATTTCCAAGAACTTGCGCTTTTCTTCAAGCTGTTTGCGGTCCTCCTTTCCGGTGATTACCTTGTTCAGCAAGTATTCCCCGGCGTACTGTGCCTTTTTCTTCTGGTCTTCAGACTCCGGGCTGAAACGGAACCCGGCAATATCTTCTTCAGTTGCACCCTGGTTGGCGGCGTGCTTCAGCGCAAACGCCAGTGCCGAATCGGCGTTCTTGATTGTGCGGGCATCCGCAAGCAACGGAAGCTTTTCACGCATCGTGTACGCGTCTTGCAGCAACTGCATCGCCTTAGCCTTAGCTTCTTCACGTGCATTGGCAAACTGCATCGCCTGGATTCCACGGTTGAGGTCGTTCTGCTCTCCCTGGAATGCACGGGTCTTCTCGGCTTCACTGGCCTGGAACTGCTGTTGCGCCTCGCGTGCAATGCGGTTCTGCTCCGCTGCGTTGAGGGCGGCGTACACTCGGTCGAGACCTGAAGTGTCGTGGTCAAGGATTGCCTTGGTTCTGGCCATCTTGTAGCCGAGCGCGTTACGCATGGCAATCTGGCGGTCGACTTCCGCAAGTTCTGCGTCAATTTCTTCAATAGATCTAGACATTAGTAAATGCCCTCCCCATGCTTCAACATGGCGTCAAGGTAAATCTGTGGTATGCGCCCCTGTTCCGGATTTCGCATCGAGCGGTTGCCGGTGTAGCGCGGAAGCGTGACGTTCGGATGGTAGTAGCCGGTCATGCCAAGTGCAGCCTCGTACTGGTTCATGTCCGTCGGCGTTCCGACAGCTTCATAGTAGCGCATCGGGTCAGGATAGCTTGTCATAAGCGGTCTGTAACCGTCCATCTGCTGTTCCGCGTTGAGACTGCGCTCGTTGGCGTCCAGTACCGCCTTGTTGGCGTCTTCCTGTGCCTTCAGAGCTGCGTTGCGTTCAGCCATCAGCTTTTTCTTCTTATCGTCAAGGTCGTCTTCCTGGGCATAGGCGATGGACTTGACAAGGCTGTTGATTGCCTTCACGTTGGCATCGCGTCTGGCGGCGTCGTTCTCGACATACTTCTGTCTGCGGTTCAGTGCAGCCTCGAGCTGCTGGGAAAGCGAACTTGCAAGGTTGTCTCTTGTGTAAATGCTCATCTCGGTTCCCCCATTAGTAAAGCGATGCCATCGCATTCGCATAGCTGGAATTAGTAGCTATGGCGTCCTGGCGAGCCTTGAGGATGTCGCTCTGCTGGGCGTCCATCGTGTTCAGGTAGTCGCTCGCAAGGTTGCCCTGCAAAGACACCTTAGTGTCCATTGCGGCACGCTTCTGGGCGAGTGCGTTCTGCATGTTCTGGATGTAATCGTTGTACTGGTTGTAGGCGAAGTTGCGGTCGTCCTTGTATTCCTGGTTCGCCTCCTTGTACAGCTCGTTGCTCTTTTCAGCCACTGCCTTTGCAATTGCGGCGGCGGCACCCGAACCGCGACCGACACCAGCACCGGCCGCCGTCTGCTGGACCTTGGAAGCCGTGTCGTTGATGATCTGGTCGTAGTACGGCGTGACATAGCTCTGACGGTCGCCCACACCGTAGTCAGCCGCGTTGAACTGTCCGGGCATGAAGACATAGTCGTCAGCACTGTAGCCACGGATTGCGTTTGCATAGTCCGCCACGTCCTGACCTGTACCCATCGCACCCTTGCGAGTGCCGTAGTAGTCGTTAATCTGGTTGATGATGCTCAGGTAGTCGGAATTAGCCCTGGACTGTGCACCGCTAAGGTATGCACGACCGTTCTCTTTCGACTCCTGTTCTGCCGCGCTGTTGAGCGCGTTTCCTAGCAACGATGCCCCTGCCATAATCGCGGCGGCTGCAACGGGAAATGCCATAGAAACCTCCTAGTTATCTGCCTTCAATTGTAATAGACCGAAGGCGGATACATCTTCGCCAAGGTCAAGTGAAACTTTTGAGTCCGTGACCGGTATTGTATTACCGTCCGAACAAATTAAAAATCCGTCGTAAACCGTCGGCAACACATAATCTACTACCTTTGCGCCACGGTATGCTATTACCGTTGCAACGCCCTTGATTATGGTCACCTTGCCCCACTTCTCGCCGACTGCTCCCCATTTTCCCTTCATGGCTTCAGGGTCCTGGTTCTCCGGGCTGAATCTTACCAATTCAATCATGGCTAGAACTCCACGCTGGGTGACCAGGCTATCTTGAGGTTCTGGATGGTGAACGGGACTTTTTCGGTGGTGCTGATTTCAAGCGTGAAGTAACGCCCACGACCCAGTTCCCACACAGTAGTAGACCACTGGTATTCGCCGATTTTCCCAAGGAACGCGTCGAAGTAGTCGCAGAATCCACCGCCGTCCCAAGAGTATCTCAGCGACACACGCGGGTTGATGTCTTCATCCGGCTGTCTGGTCGGTTCGTTGTTGACAAGGTTGAAGAACTTTGTTGCTTGCTGCCCGTTGTTCACGATGATTTCAGCCGAGTCGATGAAGAACGGCTGGTCGTTGCTGGTAATGCAGCCACCCCGGCGCATCTTCAAGATCGGTCTTCCGTCGTGTTCCTCGAACCGGTCTTCGTCCATCACGCAGAGAACGTTGTCCGTCGACACCATCGTCTTGCCGTAAGCATAGGTGGCGTGGTTGTACCGCCAGAAGGTCTGCTCGTTCTTCACGTCATAGCTGGAACGGCGGTGCCACGCCTGTTCGGACAGGTCGTACACATAGGTCATCTTCGAGTCTTCAAAGGTGAGCGAATAGAAAGTGTGGCGGTGCTCCTGCCAGATGGAAGCGTACGCCTGTTCCGGGTTCTTCATCTGTACAATCTCGCGTTCGAGGTCGCCGGTGGACACACGCTCAATCTTCCCGCTGGACATCATGAACACGCCGCACTCGCCCACGGCGTTGGAACCGAGCCAGAGCATCGTGTCGCCCATCATCGCCAGCGAGCGTTCAGCCTTGATGCCGATGTTTCCGGCACAGGACTCCGGACAAGTGAACGGCATATTGTAGTCGTTGTTGTAGCTGAAGAACTGGTAGGAATACTGTCCAAAGGTGTACAGCTTCGAGCCG